AGGATTCTCGCCATGAAGTATAGTTTCTGACAATAGACCATAAATTTAATTTTTTAGCTTCTTCAAGAAATTTATTATAATTACTTGTAGTTTTTTTGCTATTTTTTAATTGTTTTTCATATACAGGTACTTCATCAGGATAATAATCATATCCAACTGATAGATCCATTAGTTGTAAATTTCTCTCGTAAATGACCTGTTGTTGTTCTGTTAATTTAGTTAAATCTAATTTTTTAAATCGTGCTAGACCATATCTAGGAATTCCTGGTATATTATCAGATTTATCACCTGTAATTGCTCTATAATTTAAATATTGTTCCTTGGGTACTCCTGTATATTCTTCAAAATTTTGTAGTGTAATTTCTTTCTTTTTAATAGGGCTATAAACTTTCGTATCTTGAGATATTGTTTGTAATAAATCTTTATCTGTAGTTACTATAACTTTTGTTCCATTTAAGATAGTTGAAAGCCATGCCATTAAATCATCAGCTTCCATTCTAAGCGGATACATATTATGTACTCCTAATAAAGCAATAACTTCTTGTATTTTTTCAGCGAATTCATGTACATCTTTAAATTTGTCATCGTCTCTGTTCGCTTTATATTCTACAGTTATAGTTTCATTTCTAAAATTAGTAGAAGGCCATTCTAATTTTTTATCCCAGGTACAATAAATGTTTTCTGGTCTAAACTTATCAACATAGGATTTTAAAGATCGTAGGAATAAGAATATTTGACCAGGACTATTATCTTCATCTAATTTAAAATTATTAGTCCAGAATATACGATATAAAAGATTGTTACCATCAATTATAAGATTATTTGTTCCACCAGTGCGCATTTTCAATATACCACATTATAGTGTGCTTTAAATCATTTTCAAATGTTTTCTGAGTTACGGAGAATTCTAATTGGTCTCCTGATTGAATCATCATTGATCGATACATTGAATCTCTTAAACTATATCTAATGTCATGACCTTTTCTATCTTCAACAAAACTAATAAAACTTGTTGATGTATTTAATATTTTTAACACAAGATATACGACGTCAATATTAGGTATTTCTGAATGGTATTCTGAGGCAGGCGCAAGATTATATATTTGTCCTGCAGTCCCACGTGTTAATACGTTATAGAGTTTTTCGCAATGATCTTTGACGTATATCCATTGACGTATATTAACACCCTCTCCATATACTGGAATTGGTTCGTTATTATTAGCTTTTTGTATGACAACTGGTATAAACTTTTCAGTGTATTGTCTTGGGCCGAAGTTATTTGTACATCTTGTTATAATAATATCTTTTTTGTATGTTTTATGAAATGATAATGCTAGTAAATCAGCGCCAGCTTTTGTTGCTGAATATATTGACGATGGTTCTAATAAACTATATTCTTCGCTTGGTTCAGAATTAAGTTGTAAACTGCCATATACTTCATCTGTACCTACTTGAAGAAACCTTGTATTGTCGGGTAATTGTTTTAATAATTCATATACACCTACATAATTACTATCTATAAAGATATCGCCAGCTTTGATACTATTATCTACATGAGACTCTGCAGCGAAATTTACAATATAATCATATTCTTTATCTAATTTAAAATCTGAGATGCTTACATATATTATATCTAATTTATTACTAGATTTCCTATACATGTCCCATAGATAGTCTTCTGTTTTTTCAGATACACAATATGCATAACTATCTATTATTGTTATTTTGCAATTTTTACATTTTTTATCCAGTAATTCGACGAAGTGACTCCCAATAAATCCTAAGCCACCTGTTACTAAAATACTTTTATCCTTCATCTGCTAGCTCTTTCGTGAGGTAGGTTTCTTTTTCACTCAATATTCTCATTAACGCATCTCGCTCCTGTGGCATATCTAATCCGTATACTTTTAATTTATCTGTTGATAGAATACAATTAGATCTATTAGCAACAATATGTTGTTTTAATTCATCGTAATTAATAAATTTCCAATTTGGATTCCATAGTCCATGTTTATCTAAGATTTCACAAACTTGTTTTGTTGAAAGAGGTGCAGGATTAACACAGTTATATACACCTCCTGGTAGGTCATGAATATTAATAATTTTATTAATTACAAGAAGTAGATCTTCAATAACAGTTTTAGAGTTTACTTCATCGAGAATATTATTATATTTTAAAATTTTACTTAAGTAATTTTTTTGTGAATTAAAGTCATTGCAAACTGGCATTCTTATTCTCAATGTATAAACATTATCAAAGTTGTGTAAGCATAATTCTGCTGCATGCTTTGTTTTACTATACCAACTACTATCAGAGTTAAGCAATCCAAAGTTTGGTTCATCATCTTCTGTATAAAGCGTGTCTTGTGGACCGTCATATATGCAGCCAGAGCTGATATTGATAACTTTTATATGATGTTGCTTACAAAATTGAGCTAAAATAGTAGGAAACGTTACATTTAAATCCCAGCAAATCTGTTTATTTTCCTCACAGGCATCTACATTTGGACTTCCAGTATATCCGACACAATTAATTATCCATTTAGCGTCACATCCTTTAATTTCATTTAATATGTTATTAAATAATGTTTCTTTTAATTTTCCGGGGGTCGTATACGGGTAATGACATAAACGAACTACGTCATGTATATCTCCCGAGGTATCCAAAAAGTGTTTGTATGCTTTTTGGCCAATATAACCGTTTCCTAAAACAATTATCTTATTCATTTTTAGTATTTGTTTGTTCTTGTATGTCTTTGAAGAAATCTAAACTAGATACTCTTCTTAGTAAAGTTTCTATAGCATCATAATCTTGAGGCGTTTTTCCTGAAATAAGTAATACACTATCACCTCTGATATCATATCCTACTAATATAAATGATTTTAAATGTTCAATTAAATAATCATTAATAGACGACATGTCCTGTTCATTGATATCAGTTGACTCAATTGCATTAATATTTGATTTTAATAAACTATCGAAATTTCGGCGTTTAGGTGTTGGTTTCTTCATTAGGGGTAATATCTTTTTCAATTAATTTAGTTATAATTACTTCCATGCTATCTGTTCTTAATTGAAAGTTTTTAAAATGATTGCCGTCGTGTAATTCAAATTTAAAATCCCCGCTCCAATCATAATTAACATAACAAGTTATATATAAAGCGGCAATTTCAGGGTTAACCATTATTGTCCATCTACGTGGATCTTGACTTGAATAATCTGAAAAAATTCTGTTGACAGTATATCCATTATCTCTTAAACGCTTAATAAAATAACCGCATGTAGTAACTTTATTTTTCATTAATTCTTATAACTAGTACTAATGAATGTGAGGTTACTATTTTCAAGTTCTAGTTTAATCATAAGCATTTTATATTCATTATTTATATATATGGTAGACTCCGAGAAACTTAATGTAGATATAAGTCTAAATAATTCTATATCTAAAATTAATTCATAATTTAAGTCTTCTCCGTTATATTCATCTGCTAATAAAGTCGTATAACTATCTACGTTTTGTAGTTTTTTATCTGATAGTTCAGCATATACATTTGTATTTTCAGTTTTAATATATATCTTACTTGATTCAGTTACAAACGGTAGTGCTTTTAATATTGAATTATTTTTTTCTTTTGTTAATTTGAAATTAGTACCGAATGTAATATTGTCTATTTTATTAAAATCAAACGCGCTATTATTAGTTAAACTATCATCAAATAAATGATATGTAAATCTGTTAATATTACTATTATATTTTATGCAATTTTCTTCTATTTCGAGATGTATATCATCTTCATCTAAACAAGATAAGATTTTAGTTAATTTTATTGTATCTGGTAGACATATTGTACCTTCTTCAGGGTCATCATCCCATTCGACTTTATATTCTGCTTTAAGAAAAATATTAGAATTATTATGTACTATAGTAGATATAGTGCCGTGTATATCTAATGTCGCAGATGAGTTTAATCTCGATACTGGATTAAGAAAATTTTGAATAAAATTATCTTTATTCTTTACTGGTAGAATCATTATTTAATTTGATTCGTATATTAATTTCTTTTGCGTTTCGCGCAACTTGTTTTTCAATTAAGTTTACAAATTTAGTAATGTGCTTTTCAACAGAAGATACCCGCTCTATTAGGTTATTTAATAGAGCGGGATCTGTGTTAATTTGAGGTTGTGGTGGAACGTGTACCTGTTGAGCTGGTACAGCTTGTATTTGCGGGTTATGTTGGGGTCTTTCCGGCGTATAACAATCTTTAGATAGAGGTATATCTTGCATAGTAGCACTTTTTTGTACAATACCTTTATTTAAACTAAAGGCTTGTGCATTTAATCCATGCATGAATGATTTTATTTCACCATCTTGTTCCATTTTTTAGTCTAAACTATCAAGTAATTCTTTTACTTTATTATCATCAACCGCTGGATCAGAGTCTTTCTTATCTGATGTCTCTAAATCGTCAAAATTTAGATCATCTTCCTCTTCATCAGAGGAACCAGTTGTTGATTCTTTTGTGGTATCTCCTGTTACAGATTCTTCAGTTTCACCATGATAATGTTCATTGAGCATTGTTTGCAATTCATCGTAACTTTTGACAGGAAATACATTTTCTAGATCGATTGTATTCTCGTAAATATCTTTAATACTATCAGCTGCTACACCAGTAATTTTCGAAGGAGTTTGAAACCGAGAGCTAACATACGTTGGATATCCTCCTTGTTCCTCTACTTTGACTCGAAAATTACATCCGTCTTTTGAAAGATCAAAAATACGCTCACCAAATTCATCTGCATCTTCTCCTTCCATTGCTTCCATAATAATTTTATGTAATTGTCTTCCGAATCGAAGAATTTTAACTTTACCTTCATTCTCTGGATTGTCAGGGTCTTTAACAACATAAACATTAACTAACCAATTTTCTTTACGATTTAAAGATTTAGCTTTTTGTTTCTCTTCTTCCGAGCCAGTCCGTGATAACCTATACCGAGCTTCAGCAATCGGATCTCTATCACCCCAAGTTTGAGGGCTAATTGCACTTTGAAATTGACCAGTCATTTCACTAACCCATCCATGTGAGTAATAATGAAAAAATGTCTTACTAGGATCTTTTACAAAAGGTACTAATCGTAGTGTATACGTATTACCCGGCTTTAATCGCATAATATTACTAGTTGTATTTTGTTGCGTGGACTTCGCCATCGCTCCTTTAATAGATTCAAACATATTCGTTGTCATTTTATTTTTAATATTTTATTTATTGTTTTAATTAATTTTATTCCCAATGGTTTGATTTTTTTCGAAAACGTATATCTCGATCTCAAACTACTTAAAGTATTATAAAAGCTATCACATACAAATTCAACTATATTTTTTTCAAGATTAATATTTTTCTCTGATACATCTAGAGCTAATAAACAATAATAACTAATATCGTCTTTTTTTAGATCTAAAATAAAATCAGGATATATGCCTTTTTGGATATTTAAATATTCTCTACAGTTTGTTAGTTTATGTTCTACGCATTTATCATAGATGAATTTAAAGCTGTTTCTTAGTTTAGTGATATTAAATTGATCATCAGGCATAGTTAATTCTATTTCTTTTATATATGTCTTATATGTAGAAATAGCTCGAAACGTATTATAAAATTCAAACGGCACGTATTTCTCTGAATATAATTTATAAGGCGCACTGAAAAATAAATTCGGATCTATTTTTTTATTTTTTAATGTCAGTGATATTTTTTTAAGTAATACGTATTTTTTATCGTCTAGATTGTCGAATTTTTTTCGTGGTGTAAACCCTTTCTTATTTCTTGAAGTCTTAAGATACGTATTATATATAGATTGCTCAAACATTGACAATTCGATCATAGGTTTATAGAATTTTTTTTGAGATATTTAGTAATGTATTTACTTTTATATAAATATGGATCGTGTTGTAAGAAGGTTTTTACTAATTGAAAGTTACTATCTACTAATAATAGTTCTTTAAATAGTTGTCTATATTTTTCTTCTTTTAATACTAATAAAAATACATTTGCAAGATTAATTTTTCTATTTTCACATATAGAAACAAAACTACATAATGTTAGAAATTGATGTATAATGTCTTTTTTTTCTAAAATCGTATACGGGGTTTCCATTATTTTATATTTAACGGTTCAAACTGTTTACTTAAAGTAAGTACATTATCATTTAATATTCCGCCGGCCGCATATTCATGACCTCCTCCATTACATATTTTTTTAGCGAATGTGCTTAGATTAAAATCTATATCTCTTTTTCTCCGTAAATATACTCTATTATTTTTTAAATTAATCATCATGCAAACATCACATTTATATTCATCAACTATATATTGCCCTAAATCATTGATATATTCACTTGCAAACGTACTAATAAAATTATAATCTTTACCGGATATAGAAAGCTTTGCCTGAAATAGGTTTATATTTTCTCTCATTTTTTTAAACTTGTAAAAATGATAACTAATTATTTTATTTTGTTCATTAGTAAATCCAAAAAAACCATTTTCAAAGTCATTAATAAAATTCTGTAATTTATCACCATTTTTATACCAAAGTAAAAAATTTAACTTATTACTCTCAGGAAATTTTAATTCATAACAATCGTAATCATTAGCAAATGCAATTAACTTTTTTTGCTCTACGGTTAGATTTACATCCGGGTATATGTGACTTAATGTTTTATATAAATGCTTGCTGCATGATGTTTGATTTACGTCAATATATGCTCTTGCGTGTGAGTACTCGTCTTTATGCGATTTGTGATGATCAAAGATAATTACATTACTCTTATCTATTAGATCTTTTATTTCAGTTGTATCTAAATCAAAGAAATATACTCTTTTATAATCTTCAATTTTATTGCGAGTAAGCCATCCTAGAAGTTTTTCGCGTATATTAGAAACTTTTAATGTTACAGCTTTTGGCTTGGGTCGCTTAAACCAAGTATAGATTAAATAGCTGCAGCAGCCATCAAAATCTAAGTCTGTGAAAATTATTTCTTCATTAGACATTGTATATATTTACATTACTCTTCCGAATTGTACAGCGTCATTTTCCGCAGTATTAACATCTTCATTAATGTTTAAATCATTGTTCTCCATAAGAGTAAGAGTATTGTAATCTATAGAGATTCGAGTACTACCTGTATTAGAACCAAATCTATTTTTAATAATGCCCATATGTAGCGCATTATCTTCTTCATCTTCTTCTGTCCTCCAAATACTTACAATAACATCTGCTGTTGCTCCTAATCCATAACTTTCTCCAATAGCCTCTAATCCAGGAGCACTAGTAGTATTACCATACCCTGTTCTATTTACTTGTGTCGCAGATATAATTGGACATTCAAAAGTATATGACATTGCT